CATCATATCCATAAAATCTTATAACCATAACAAATATAGCATTACCAACTGACCCTTTTGGTTGTTGAAGTAAATCTCTTAAGGCATTATTAAGATTCATTATTAAAGTTATACCATTAGGTTCAGTTACTGTAAATGATAAATCTGTTGCCGATGATGGGCCTTTATCCATAAACGCAGATGTAATTTCAAGATCATCCATGTAATAATCTAGAGAAAAATATTTGTTTCTGCCCGAAGTATTAGTAGCATTTGAAGTTGTACTATTAGTCGAAGACGTGGTAGTTGTAGGATTGACTGAATTTGTTTGTATACTAGCACCGCCACTTTGCATTAATAATGACCATTGATTAGTATCAATTTTTGATGTTTCAAACATTGTTTTAACTTGCGAAGCTGTCAAAGCATACCAACTTAAAGAATACGTATAACTGGCATATTGATCTAGAATATTAGGTTGTGGTGTTATTGGATTATTGCCAGCTGTATTGATTACTTTGTCATTTTTTGTGACATTTTTTGTTCCAGCGTCTTCAGAAGGGGCGCCAGCGCCAGATTGCGAACTAGCATAAGGCGGATTGACAAATCCTCTTCCACCACCGGCCCCAGATTGTGCTGTGGCATTAGGCGGATTGACAAATCCTCTTCCACCACCGGCATTCGGAGCCGGCGGAGTGGCTTGTGTTTGTTTTGTTGTCTTTACAGGATCATTAGTTCCACTATCAGATGTATTAGCCATATTAGAATCCCAACGATGATTTTAAAGTGGTAATTTTTGGCAAATAAATTTGTGTTCCTGATGTAAAGTCTAATGGTGGGGCAGTCAAAGTATTTGGATTACGTTGATAAAATACCCACCATAGTGAACTATTTTGATACAAGTCATACGCCAATAAATCTGGTCTATACTGGTAAGTAAGATTTATTGTAAAATACTGATCATCAGGCAATTTAGGTATTGGCCTATTAATCATCACATCTAAAAAGTATTGACTATAGCCAGTAGCATAATAAGGACTAGTTTGATTATAAGTTGCTGACATTACCAATATCCTCCTCTTAATAAGCTACCTGTAGCATAATCTGTAAGACTAAATTGTTGACTGACTTGTTGTCGAGTGTTCACTGGCAATAACGTTATAGAAATAGACATTTTAGTCGGTACATATGTTGGGGAACCTTGTGCCAAATTGGGTATAGATGATCCGCCAAATAATGGCGGCGGCATCGCACCTGGATTAATTCCGGCATTGCTCAATCTTACTGAACTTATTGCTGAACTATTTATAGCCGCATATTGTTGCACATTATTTTGAGCTGTTTGATTTAAATTGGCATTATTTGAATATTGCGCTCTTATATAATCAACATCATCTGGCAAACTATAAGTGAATTGTGATACCAAACAGGGATGATTGTTAAATTGATAGTCACCTAATCCAGATAAAAATACCAAAGGTGGTGGGCTTCCGCGTTGAGCATCTTGCCCGTAAAACATTTTAGTAACTGATCTAAAAAAATGTATAACTGCTAACAAATATGTGGCATCTGCTGTACTTTGTGCCGTAAACATTCCTGTCACACTAAAAGCATCAACCATTGAGCTTTGATAAAAATAACCTTTATAATTTGAATGCGTCAGTTCATATGGCGAATATTGTGCTTTATATGTTAAATCAATTTTCGGAGTGTAAGGAAATATTACCCCGCCAGTTACTTGTAACGGTTGTAAAATTCCTGGATCACCAGCATTATACAAATAATCTGCCCCTTGCGCCAAACTTAATTTTACACGCCAATCAGTACTAGTAGCATCTTGTCCTGCTTGAACAGATCTAACTTGTTGCTGACGGGCATTATCAATCATAGACTGTATGTTAGCAGGCATTGCAGCATTTGGAGAATTAACTATTTCTTCACCCGGGCCTAACGATTCTAATGCTGGCACTTGACCAGATGCAGCAGACGCTTCTGCTATAGGCACGGGTGCTGGTCCTGTTATTATTGTCGAAGCAGGTGTAGTTGGACCCGATGCCGCGTTTTGTTGTTGCGACACACTGGCGTCTTCTGCTGTGCTTACATTTGCCCCTGTAAATCCAATAACAAATGGACCTACTGTGCCATCTGACTTTAACTCATAATTATAAATGTCATCACCAGTAATCCCAGCCTCAGCCAGAGCTTGATCATCAGTCAAACCTTGTTGCAATAATTGAGTTATTAACGATGCTTTGGCGGGATCATATGCCATAATTTATATTCCTGTATAATATTTATGTATACATAAATGTGTCCATATAATGTTAAAAAGGTTGACTACTGTTGTTTTTATGCTATAATAAATATATATTCAGGAGGCAAATTAGTGGCAACACAATTAGCAAAAACATCAACAACAAAAGTTATATATCTCAACAATAGAGATATTTTAAGACAAATTCATCTTAGTAAAAATACATATTGTAAATTTTTAGATCCAGTAAACGATCATCAATACGATATTATTTTACCTAATGTAGAAAAAATTAATCAACGTACTGTAGCCGAAGCAAGACGTAACAGAGCAGATCGCATTAAAAAAGAAACTGGGGTTGTGATTGATCCTAAGAAAATTTTAAATACTGACTTAGTTTTTCGTGTTACTTGCTGGGATCATATTCCTATGGCCCCTAAGAAGATACCCAAGTCTGCCACTACTAAAAAAGAAAAAATTCAAGATATATTTGATTTAGAGTTAGAAGATGATCCATTAACTTCAATTATACCGTTATTAGATGAACCAGAAATGAGTTCTAAATACGTTAGACTACCATTTCCTCCTTTTTATCATTATCGTATTGACGATAAAAAAATACCGTATATTGTAGGAAAAAGTCACTGGAAAGGTGATTTAGAGCACGGCGAATTTTGTAAAGATCACGGACAAATGACTAGAATTTTAGCCAGCATGTTTATGAAATTGTGTGAACGATATGCTACTCGTAGTAACTGGCGCGGATATACATATAATGAAGAAATGCGCGGAGCTGCCTTAGTACAATTAAGTCAAATTGGATTAAGATTTGATGAATCAAAATCACAAAATCCTTTTGCTTATTATACTGCGGCTATTACAAACTCATTTACTCATGTACTGAATAGTGAAAAGAAAAATCAAAATATTCGTGATGATTTGCTAGAGATACATGGTCTAAATCCTAGCTGGACTAGACAAAATTCTGGTAAGAAAAATCAAAATATTGATTCTGAAGTAATAATTACGTACGGTGATCAACCAGTTTAATTGCTTTACACATTTAAATCGTGTATAATAATATATGGCAAATTTATTTCGCAAGGCAGCTGTCTGTACTGACATACATTGGGGCTTAAAAAGTAATAGTTTAATTCATAATCGCGATTGTGATTCTTTTGTTGATTGGTTCATCGATCAAGCTGAAGCTAACAATTGCGATACTGGATTCTTTTTAGGAGACTGGCATAATCATCGTGCTTCTATTAACTTGCAAACCTTACAATTCTCAGTAAGAGCATTAGAAAAACTTTCATCAGCATTTGAACGTTTTTATTTTATTCCTGGCAATCATGATTTATATTATCGTGATAAAAGAGATATACATGGAGCTGAATGGGCAAAACATATTCCAAATATTATTATTGTAAATGACTGGTTCAAACAAGATGATGTTATTATTGCCCCTTGGCTAGTAGGCGATGACTATAAAAAATTATCCAAAATGAATTCAAAATATATGTTTGGGCATTTTGAATTACCTCATTTTAAAATGAATGCTATGGTAGAAATGCCTGATACTGGCGAACTAAAACTTGATAGTTTTCAGGGTGTAGAAAGTGTATTCAGCGGGCATTTTCATCTTAGACAAAAAAGACAAAATGTAACTTATATAGGAAATTGTTTCCCGCATAATTTTGCTGATGCCGGCGATAACAATCGCGGAATGATGATACTAGAATGGGGACAGGACCCAGTGTTTAAATCATGGGATCAACAGCCTTTATATCGTGTAATGAAATTAAGTGAAGCGATTGATAATGGAAGTAAAATTTTTACTCCAAATATGCATGTTCGTGTAGAATTAGATATTGATATTAGTTATGAAGAAGCTAATTTTGTTAAAGAAACTTTTATAAAAGATTATAATTTACGTGAAATGGCTCTTATACCTGTCAAGAAAAATAGTGTTGATATGGATCTAGCCCCCGGGGATATAAAATTCGAAAGTGTAGATCAAATTGTAACTGATCAAATTACTAATATTGAATCAGAGTTTTTTGATCCGAAACTATTATTAAAAATTTATCAAAGTTTATGATTCGTATAAAAAATTTAACAGTTAAAAATTTCATGAGTGTAGGAAATTCCACTCAAGCTATTGATTTTGACAGAAATGATTTAACTCTTGTACTAGGAGAAAATTTAGACTTAGGGGGAGATGGCAGTAGAAATGGTACTGGAAAAACTACTATCATTAATGCTTTAAGTTATGCTTTGTATGGACAAGCATTAAGTAATATACGTAAAGATAATCTAGTTAACAAAACAAATACCAAAGGCATGTTAGTTAGTTTAGATTTCAACATTCATAATACTGATTATCGTATTGAAAGAGGACGTAAACCCAATATACTAAAATTTTACGTTAATAATAAAGAAACTGAAGCTACAGATAATGCTCAAGGTGATAGCAGAGAAACTCAAGACGCTATAGAAGATATTTTAGGTATGAGTCATGATATGTTCAAACATATTATGGCATTAAACACATATACCGAACCATTTTTAAGTTTAAAAGCAAATGATCAACGAACAATCATTGAACAATTACTAGGTATCACAATGCTTAGTGAACGTGCTGATAGAATTAAAGAACTAAACAAACTTACAAAAGATGAAATTACACAAGAAGAATTTAGAATTCGTGCTGTCATAGAAGCCAACAAACGTATAGAAGAACAAATTGAAAATTTAAAACGTAAGCAAACAATGTGGGTTAACAAACACACAGAAGATATTAATAAATTACAATCTGCGTTAAATGAATTAAAAGAAATTGATATCAATGTAGAAATTCAAAAGCATAAAGATCATGCAGTCTGGGACCAAAGACGTAAAGATTTTAACGATTTATCTTCGGCATTAAGTAGAGCTAAACTTGATCTTCAAAGAGAGGAAAAGTCAGTTACTAGGTTAGAAAAAGATATTGCAACATTAAAATCACATACTTGTCATACTTGTGGCCAACCATTTCATGATAGCAAACAAGAAGAAGTATTAGATTCAAAACAAAAAGAATTAAATGAAGCTTTAATAAAATGTCAAGAGCATAGTGCTACCGTATTAGAATTACAATTAGCTATCGATAATATAGGAATCATTGGTAAACCACCTAAAACATTTTATGACAAAGAAGAAGATGCTATACATCATCGCTCTACCTTAGATAATTTGCAAAAACAAATTATCAGTAAGTCAGCAGAAGTAGATCCATACGGTGAGCAAATTGAAGAAATGAGAAGTCAGGCTATTCAAACAGTTGAATACGACAATTTAAATGGTTTAACAAGACTGCAAGATCATCAAGATTTTTTACTTAAATTATTAACAAGCAAAGACAGTTTTATTCGTAAGAAAATTATTGAACAAAATTTATCTTATCTAAACTCTAGGTTAACACATTATCTAGATCGTATTGGACTACCTCATACTGTTGTATTTCAAAACGATTTAACTGTTAGTATCGAAGAGTTAGGCAGAGAGCTTGATTTTGATAATTTGTCAAGAGGAGAACGTAATCGATTAATTTTAAGTATGGCTTGGGCATTTAGAGACGTATTTGAAAGTTTGTATACACCAATTAATGTACTGTTCATTGATGAAATGATTGATAACGGCTTAGATACACAAGGTGTAGAAAATGCTTTATCATTACTAAAACATATGAGTAGAGAAAGACAAAAATCAATTTGGTTGGTAAGTCATAGGGATGAACTTGCTGGTAGAGTTGAAAACATACTCAAAGTTATCAAAACTGGCGGATTTACAGAGTATAATACCGATATTGAAATCGCATAAATTACGATATGAAGGCAAAAGATGATAACTAAAAGTAATGACGTGGCTTTTCGAAAACAAAGAGGTAGAGATCTTACCTGACGATATAGTTGGGTTTGTCTATTTGATTACGAATAATATTACTGGCAGGAAGTACATAGGTAAAAAATTATCAAAATTTAGTAAAACAACATATAAGACAGTTAAACAAAAAAACGGCATCAAAAAACGTAAAAAAATTAAAAGTAAAATAGACAGCGACTGGCGCGAATATTACGGGTCAAACATAGAACTTAATAAAGACATCGAACAACTAGGCAGCGAAAATTTTACTCGAGAAATACTATACTATTGTAGGTCTAAGGCCGAATGTAGTTATATAGAGGCTCGAGAACAATTCCAAAGAAAAGTACTAGAAACTAATGACTACTATAATGGACATATACAAGTTCGTGTTCATGGTAGTCACATAATCAACAAAATTTAATTATAGCAAGGCAGCGACAGACTCTGTAG